TCGTTTTCTGATGAATGGAAAGTTTTAATAGTAATACTTTTTACAGTTTCTCCTGGAGCAAATCCAAGAATACCACTATCAGACAAGTAATCTTCATCTGGAGTAGCAGTTCCTTTTCTAGATGTTCTATAAGACACAGATGAAGCAGATTCAGTAACTCCAGTTCTAGTTACCTGGAATACAGCATCAAATCCCTCCTCTACAATAATATCAGATATCGTATAAACAATTTTTGGTGTTTTTGTTGGTTTATCACTGTAACGAGGAACTCCACCAGTAAACCCAACTGTTGTAATAGATAATGGTTTTCCAGTATAAGCATCTTCACAGGTATACTGATTAAAGTCAGCTCCTGTAGCAGGGAATAAATTATCAATGTTGGAAAGAAGATCATCTAGGAAATCATTTCCTTTTTTGTCCTCTTTATCTTTTTTCTCACCATCTGTACAAATTTGTTTGTATCCGGCACATTCATTATTAGGTCCAGAGCAAGAAATACCAAGTAATTTTAAGACGAAATTAATTGCTCCACCTAAAATATTAAGTGGTCCGGCAATAGCACCAAGAATATCCTGAATAGGTCCAAGGATACTGCTGAGTATAGTCTCCATCAATGAATTAATCTTTGATAGAATACCATTTACTAGTGTGTCTACTTGACATGCTGCAGCACGATAAACCTGATTAACTAGACCCATTAAAACGTTCGTCAACCATTCTGCCAAACGATCTCCAAGATCTGCCATTTTACACCCAAGATCTTTGAGCAGATTATTGAACCATTCTGTAACTGGAGTAAGGGCATTTCCAGTTTCATTTGGATACAATACTGCTTTAATTAGATCCTTAACAGCATTAGTAAGTTTCTCAAGCACAAAACCTTTTACCTTTGCGATAAAATGCCTGATTACAGCCATAAACTTATTGACATACTTTCTTGCTATGCCAATACCACTATTAATTGTTCCACTGATAGGACTGATTAAATACGTGCCAATGTTTCCATCATTTTTCTGAACTTCATTTAAAAATTCACCAAGTAAAATTTTGGTTTTGTCAGTTAAATTTTGTTTGTCGCATTTTTCTGCTACAGATTGACACCATTTTTCATCATCCCGACCCCTCAGCATTCTTGGAGGTATTGGGACTGTATCATCACCAGTTGGCAAAGCACCAGTAGTTTTGTTTGCTTCTCCTTGTCCACCTTCAGGATTTTCTGGTGCTGGTTGTCCGTCTGTAACAGGATTTACCGGATTATCAACTGTATTATTGACTGTTCCAAAAGCTGTGCTGCCATCAGGTCTCTCACTCTTAGAGATAGTTGTAGCACCAGGAGTTTGTCCAATAGAACCCATGATAATGGGTTTCTGCTTTAAGTTATCTAAGTAAAAACCAACAACCCAACACCCCTTAATAAGTTGTGGATGTGCTCCACCAACATTACCAGGCATGAAGGGCACATTGACTGGCATCATCACATTTGCCCATGGCAAGTCTTTCGTATCAAGGATCTCCTTACTTGCGGGGTGATCTCCTACGATACGAACCTTAAAACGATAACCACCTTTGTTAGTTTTTTCTTCTGAGGCAGTTTGTTCGACTTGACCCACCCACCAATTGAAACCATCGGATCCAATGCGCTGAGTAGGAATCAACTGTGATAATAGTTGGTCCATGTTAATTAATCATCAAAGACTTTACACTCTAGTGCGCTTGGTTCCATTTCACAAAACAGTTCTAAAGGTGAGGGATCATGATGATCTCCTGCCTCAATTTCTTGTTTGTGATTTTCTGCATAAACTTCAAGTTCCTGAAGTTCACCTTCGATATGACGACGTTGGTTGGGAGAAGTCATAGGATTGTCAAGGATCTCTTTGTCCTTAGCAATGTGGGCTTCGATATTTTCCATAAGTAATTGCTTCTACGTTTTTATTTAGTGCCGTGGTTTGATGGTCTATCTTTAAGACCATATGAATCTCTCATAAGTCTGAGAGTTGTTGTGAATTTACCACCAGGACCTGCTGTAGTATCATAAAAATGCGCCACTTCTGATATTAAGTAAACTCCACTACTTTCCGAGTCAAATGGTTCCTTTTTTCCTTCGACTGTTGGTGCTTTATTTACTAACCTAATATCAATTTTATCTCCGGCACAAATATCTGGATTTCCAGGTATCACAAGAGTACATGATTGATTATTCAATAACTCGTATCTCGCAATAGACTGTGCGGAGTAAAATTTCTGCCAATCGGCAAATTTTGTAGGACTTGAACTACCGTCTTTTGGGTCTGGTGAAGCAGGAGTTTTTTCGTTATACCATGATTCGTGATCCAAGTAGATAGACATCACTCTACTCGGATAATCGGATAATTCAATCTGATTTGTTGGAATCAAAGTAATTCCCTCTTGACCACCTAAGTGTGCCATATTGTCATAACTGTCTTTAATTTTATAAACATACTCTTCATACTGTCCCGTGGAGTGGTTGAAGAACACTACCATAGAAGAATATTTACCTTTACGCAACGAAACGAGAAGATTAATTTCAGACGCAAAATTTGATTCCAAAATTTGAAATCTAGTATCACCACCTTCCTGGTTGCCCAATCTCTCTACATATTCCCCCCACGTTTGTGAATCTAATTTTTTTGATTTCAATTTGCTATTATCATCAGCACATAAAGAATCGACAGCAAAAAAATTATATCCTCTGATTGTTTCCCAAAAGAAAAATCCACCAGATCCTTTAATTTGCTGCTCTGATTGATTATTATTTGAACTATTTGCAGAACTATAATTTGTTTGTGGAGATACACTTCTTATAGAAAAATCAGCAATCAAATCAAACGGTCTTTTTCTGTTTGGGATCATCTTTGTCTCAAACTTTGATGGTTCCGAATATATTGTTTTAGTCGTTTTTAAAGAATTAATAAGAAGATCATTTAAGATACTCTCAGGATTTCCAGATAATGGTTTATTGATTCTAGTAACTTCGTTTATTAATGCCTCAGCAGAAACTAAACCAATATCATATGACTGTTTTTTCTGTTGGGCAAATCTATTTTGTACAGTCCAAATTACAAATTCATATTCTATCTTTTTTTTAAATGCGGTAGAATTAACTTCTATTATTACTTTCTCCCCACCCTGTATTGGAAGACCTATAAGCAATCCAGCACTATCAACAACCCTCATTTTTGCTGATAAAAAAGGAAAAGCAAGATTTTCTACGTATTCTATATGATTGACTAGTCCCGTAATAGGACGTGGTTCTTTATCACCATTTGGATAAATGATAACTTTTGTTAGCGTAAAGTCAGTTGGATTTGATACTGCCATAATCAGGGTGTAGTTTGAAGTTGTGCGAAAGCTATTAAACCTAATGCAGAAGATCCACCAGTTGCCATTGATGTAGTAGCTTGAGATTCTTGCGTGGATGATTGTGTGGTGGGTGCTGGCACTGTAATAACAAATGGATTTTGTTGAAGTTGCTTTTCCTGCTGTTGTATCATCAAAGACTTCAGAAAAAGATTATCATTTTTGTCTTCTACTGGATCCATTAATGCTGATAAAGGATTAATTGGTGGAGTTAAATCACCAAATTGCCCACTTCCAGAGTTTGCTTTCTTCAGCATATCACTATACAGTTTCATAGCACCAGATTCTGTAATATGATTGTTTTCCACAGAAAGTCCTTGCCATCCTGCCATTGATCCAGCTTTTGATAACGAAGCAGAATCCATTGCTTTATTTGGATCAACACCAAGACTCATCAAATGAGCTAAAGCAAGTTTTTGTTGATTTTCAGGAGTATATAAAGTTGTTGTTGGATCCATTCCTGCGTCCTTCACTCTCGCCATCATTGTACCTGGATGGAATTGGAAAGCACCAGCAGCATGTGAATCTGCTCCATATTCAACTTTTCTACCGCCAAATCTTTCCGGCAAGAATCCTTGTCCAATAGAACTTCCATACGCCATATCATAAACTTCCTGCATTGTCATTTTTGACAATTCAGGAACAACCTCACCACCAACTAGTGTGTTATATCTATCTTTACCACCCGCTTCTGTAGCGTTAATTGCTGCCAACCATGCTTTTGCTTCTGGGGTATCTCCGGCAAGTTTAGATACATCAATGTCTCCACCACCGCCAGGAGTACGATCGCGATCGTCATCTCCACCACCTCTCATCCATTTTGGTAAGAGTTTGCCAAGTGCCTCTAATAGTCCTTTCCACCATGGTTTTTTATCAAAATACTCAGAGAATCCCGATGCTTGTAGTTCGGCATATTTTCTTTTATTATTTTTTTGTGCCTCTAACATACCTTCACCAAACATAAGAAATGTTTTCTTACCTTTAGCACCCTCAAGTGGGAAAACACCTTCTTGACCAGCTTCGCCAACTAGACCAGCAACTGGTCGTGTAACAATACCACCAGAAGCAAATGGAGTCAAACTCTCTGAGTTAGAGTTGCTAGATTTATTTCCACCGGTTAAAGCATCATAAATTGCTCCACCAACTAAATCACCAGCAATACCACCAAGAATAGTGCCAACACCAGGAATTGGAACAAACGATCCTAGACCAGCACCAAGTGTAGCACCAACTGCTTTTGCTGCTGCTCTACCAACTGGTTCTCCTAAAGCAAGACTTATACCAAAATCTAATAAACCACCAACTATAGGAACTCTCTTTAATACAGGACTCAAGAACTTCATCACTCTTGCTCCTTTAGCAAGACCCATTCCTGCTGCTTCCAAACCTTCTGCGCCAAAGCGTTTCATGGCAGCTTTTTGACCATATCTTTGAGAATATCTCTTTGTTATATCATTTTGTGCTGCAGCAAGCGAGTCACCTGGACCAGCAGTGCCAGCAAGAATTCTATTAGTAGATAACTTACTACCAGTCATACTGTTGTTGCGGAAATTCATTCCACGGATACCAGGTCCCCCAGCATTAGCAGTAGATAATCCTGATGCTCTTTGTGCTCTTCTCCCAGCACGACTCATTCTACCAAGACCACGACGGCGACCACGGCGACCACCACCAAGCATACTCAATCCAGTATCTAAAAGATTTCCCATGCCACCAAGCATGTTACCAAGAATTCCACCTTGAGGACCTTCAAAACCAGATCCTTCAGGATCTAAATCTCCACTAGACTAACGTTGCAGAGACA